GGCAAGGCCCGCACCGGACCACGATTTGCCTTCGGCGAGGCCTGGTGCGAAGCCCGATCACAGCCTGCCGGAGCCGCCGGAGGCGAAGCCGAAGCGCTAGCTGACGCCTCGCATTACGGAGTAGAGGATCCGCTTGGACATCTTGACGCGGGACGCACAACGGGAGCGATTTGCCGACCTGGGGCTAAAGCTCCCGACGGAGTCGAGGGCGGACGAGCTCTACGAGATGAACCGGGCGAATGGCCGCAAGAGCCTCTACTTCCTCTCGACGGCGATCCTGAAGTGGGATAAGATTGAGGTGGTCCCGCACCGTGAGATTTGTGAATTCGTTCAGCGAGTTCCGAAGAGCCGCAAGGTCTGCCTGGTGCCCCGGGACACGTTCAAGTCGACGATAGGCAGCAAGAGCTTTCCCATCTGGGTCCTGATCCAGGACATGTTCATGGGCCTGCCGGGCCGCGAGCATCGCATCCTCCTCTGGAGCTTCGCTCAGGCGAACGCCTCGAAGCAGATTCGCAGCATCCGCCAGCAGATTGAACGGAACGAGACCCTCCGCTGGCTTTATCCCGAGATCATCCCGGATGTGAGCCGGACGACGTGGTCCGATACGAACCTCCTGTTTCCGAGGGAGGGGATGTATGGCGAAGACACGATTGAGGCCGCCGGGATCGATACCCACATCGTCTCCCGCCACTACACGCTGCAGATCAAGGATGACCTCGAAGACGAGCAAGGGATGCTGTCGCCTGCGGTCCGTCAACGGATCAAGAATGGCTACCGCGCTGCCGAGGCCCTCTTCGTCGAGGAGCAGACGGCCTACGACCTCCTGATCGGTACGCGGTGGGGAGTCGACGACCTCTACTCGGAGATCATCGCGAACGAGTCGGAGACGTACGAGTTTATGGTCCGGCCGATCCGGTGGACCCGAGAAGACCTGCTCCGCGACCGCCGCGAAGCCGAGGAAACGCAACGGCCTCCCGTCTGGGGGATGGACCCCGACGTCTACGCGCCGGATGCAGATAAGAAGTATCTCTTCTTCCCTCGTCTGTTTCCGGAGGAGAGCTGCGACCGCCTCATGCGTAAGCAGGGCCAGTTCATGTTTTCGATGCTCTACATGAACAACCCGAAGGATCCGGCGCTTGCAGAGTTCGCCGAGAGCGACATCGGCTGGTTCCGCTTCAACCAGGACGGCGATCTCGTGATCGACCACCACAATGGAGAGGTCGAGACCCTCGACTTCGACGCGCTCAAGCGTGTTCTCATGTGGGATCCGGCGTCGGGCGAACGGGACGTGAAGCGGAACGCCCGCAACGCCATGGTGGTCATGGGTCAGGACACGCGAGGTCGCCTGTTCGTCCTCGACGCTTTCGCGGAGCGACGCAACCCGGCCTTCCTCTACGCCAAGTTCATCGGCCTCCATCAGCGGTTCAAGTGTCATAAGGCGGGGATTGAAGCCGTGAACTTCAGCCGCACGCTCAAGTTTCCGCTGTACAAGGAGCAGATTCGTCTAGAACACCGCTTTCCTGTCGTCGACCAGACGCCGGTCGGGGATAAACATGCCCGGATCCGCACCCTTGCCCCGTATGTCGAGGGCCATGACTTCTTCATCCGGCGAGGCCTCCGTGACTTCTTCGAAGAGATGAAGGGGTTTCCGACGTTTGCCACGGTGGACCTCCTCGACGCAGGCACCGCCTGCCTGGATCTGCTGGGCACCGCCGCTGCAATTGTCCCCTCGATCACGGCGCATCGGGCCGAAATCGACCATGCCCGGCGCCTCGCGACGCGCAGCACCGTGACGGGCTACTAGCCGCAGAGCAGAGGATCCGTGTAACGTGTCCGCTCGAACACGAACCGCCCGCAGGGAGGAGATTCCCAAGATGCCGAAGGTCAAAGCTAGGAGAAAGCCAAGGCTGCCGAAGGCGGCGGCTTCGCCGAAGGAGGAGGTGCTGCATGCCGAGCCGAAGTCTCAAGAACAGGCGTCGCGGAGGGTAGGGAGCATCCTGAACAAGCCGATGCCGGGGTTTCGATCAGCCCCCGGCATCGCGCGTTTGACGGAAGGCTCCGCCAGGGGGCCACGCTCCGTAGGGTAGAGGATCCGTGCCGATTCAGTCGCGAAACGTTGAGTTCGACGTCCCGCAGCAGGAGGAGGAGTTCCTGCAGAGGGTCGACGACTCGCTCCGGCAGGCGCTGGACGTGCACGATGCCTTTGAGGCGAGGCTCGCTCGCTTCAAACGGGCGTATAAGGCCCTGCCGGAGCAGGTGAAGAAGACGTTTCCTTGGGACGGGGCTGCGAATATCGTGATCCCCTTCGTGGGCGTGGCCGTCGACGCGATTGTAGCGAAGGAGATGGCGGCGATCTTCTCGGCGCCCAACTTCGCCGAGGTGCAGATTAAGAATCCTGCCTGGGAGAGCGCAGAGAAGAAGATCCGCGAGTGGGTCGACGCGTTCATCGCGAATTCGGGGGCCCGCCACCGCCTGCGAGAAATCTTCCATGACAGCGCGCAGGACGGCGACGCGTTCGTCGAGCCGCGGTGGGTCGAGGAAAAGCGGCTTTGGCACACGTTCGACGCCGACGGGAATGTGATCGAGCAGAACGTGCCGGCTTATACGGGGGTCCGCTTCTTCACAATCTCCTCCGACTCCGTGATCACCCCGCAGGGCTACGACTCGTGGGACACGCTGCCCTGGTTCGCGACCCGCCACATCTACACCTGGGACGAGCTTCAGCAGCTCCAGATGGAGGGGCAGCTCGAATACATCGACAAGGTGAAGAAGCATAGTGTGGAGCGGAAGGATCGGCGGTACGCCGTCGTCCAGGAAGCGCAGGGAGTCAGCGGGGGGATTGAGAAAACCTACACAGTCTACCAGATTCGAGGAAGGTTCCTGATCCCCGTCCCTGGCAAGGACGAGATGGTCTTCGAGGAGCTGATCCTCATCTACTCGCTGGATGCCAGGTGCTTCCTCCGGAAGATCTACAACCCCTTCTTCGGGAAGTTCCGTCACTTGGTCAAGGTTCCCTTCCTCGTCCAACCTCACGAAGTCCGTGGGATGGGAGTTGCGGAGCAGGTGATCCCGTTCCAAGAGCTGGCGTCGACGGCATACAACCAGGTCGTCGATGCGGCGACAGCCGCGAACGCCGGGATTATCGTGACGGATCCGGAGTCGAGTATTGCCCGGGATCAGACGATCTTCCCAGGGAAGATTGTCGTCTCCGAGCAACCGGATAAGACGAAGATTATCCATCTGTCGGAGCCGTCACATGCGTTGCAGCTGGTCGTGGACTTCGCGGGCCGCATGCAGCAGGTGCGAAGCGCCGTCTCCGACTACAACCTGGGCCTGGAGTCGACTGTTGTGGGCTCGCGTGCGACAGCGACGGGCACCACGGCCCTGATCGGCCAGGGACAGATGCGGTTCAACGTGAGCATCGACGAGATGCGGGTCGCCATCGAAGAGCTGATCTACCTGACCATCCAGCAGGAGCAGCAGTTCCGGCCTGAGGGCACTCCGCTTCCGAGCGGAGAGACGCTTGTCTGGCCGAAGGAGGATCCGCGCCTTGCAATCGGGCTCCGGATCCGCCTCACCAGCGACCAGATCAACCGCGAAATCGAGATCCAGGGCTACCAGGTCCTCTTCACCATCCTCAACGAGTACTACGCCCGCTTCATGCAGGCCGTCAGCCTGATCATGAATCCGTCGTTCCCGGCGGGGATGAAGCTCGCCGCGATCCAAGTCATGAACGCGTCGCAGACAATCGTCAAACGGATGGTCGAGCGCTTCGACATCGAAAACGTGGACGAAGTCGTCCCATCCATCCTAATGGCCATGCAGGCGATGCTAGGAGGGGTCAATGCAGCGGGTGGAATGGGAGCGCCTCCCGGGGCCGGCCCAGGTGGCCCTCAGGGACTTCCTCCAGGTGGAGCGCCAGCTGGCCCTCCAGCGGCTCCAGGAGGCGGAGGAGTACCCGGCGGTGCTCCGCCACCAGGGGGTGGCCCAATTCCTTACTAGGCAGCTCTCGGAGATCGAGGGCTTTGCCCGACCTGTCGCCGATCCGGAGAAGACAGGTCGTACTCCTCGCACCGGATACTAACGCGTTCCGCGAGATGCGGAAAGGTGAAAGATGGCGACGAAGGTAGACAAGGACGGCTACGTTTTGGACGGGCGATTTGCCGGTCGCCACATCTCCACGATCATCGACTACGCGGAGTCGCTCGAGGCCGCGAATCGGGAAGACGCTCCGCCGCCTCCTGCCGCCCCGCCCGATCCGGCTGCCCATCTGGCGAGGCACGCAGCAGGTCGCGTCGATACGACAGCTCAGCTAACCGCTGACCGCCTGACGGCAGACGACGAAGCGGCCTTCCGGCAGCGGGTTTCACCGGAGGAGTTCGAGAAGTACAAGCAGCAGATCCAGGGCATCCTCCGGAATATGCCCATCGAGCAGCGGGTTGTGAAGAACATCCACTGGACGATCTATGTCCAGCTGAAGGCGATGGATCCTGACTTCCAGGGCTTTGCTGCGGCTCCGACGCCAGCCGCCCCGCCGCCTGCCGATCCACCTCCGGATGATGAGGCCCCGCCTGTTGCAGAAGAGGTCCCGCCGCCTGTTGCAGCGCCTCCGGCACCCCCGCGGATCGTGCCAAAGGCGGCTCCGCCGACAGTTGCTCCGACGTCCGCCGGCCGCGTAGCGGCGCCGCGTGAACGGAAGCCGAAGCTCCAGCCGAACGAGAAGGTCCGGCGCGCGGCGAAGGAGTGGGGAATCAGCGTCGAAGCGTACCTGATGCGCCTGGAAGACAAGGGCGTGACGCAAGAGGAACTTGAGCGACAAAGCGCTCCGCGTGAGGAGCAGAGGAGGCGCAGTGTCTTCGACAGAACTACCAGCGGCAGCGGCGCGTAGGGACGACGGCGGCGTCCGCGACATCTTCTACGTTCCGGATAAGGATCCAAACTACGCCTATCGCTGGGCGAATCGGGCGGATCGCAACATGATCCAGCTCCTCGGCGAAGGCTGGGAGGTGGTTCGAGGGAAGCCCGAACTGCCATACTCCACCAGCGCCGCCCTTGCAGCAACAACGGGCCAGAGCTCCGAAACGCCCGTCTCAGAAGAAGTCCGGACCCGGGGAGACCTGATCCTGGTCCGTATGCCTCGTGACCTCCACGAAGACCGGGTGGTTGGTCCGATTCGGAGGGCGCAAGAGCGCCAGCGGGTGTCTCTCGACACTCTTGTAGAGCAGGCGAATGACCAAGCGCGGTCAGCTCTCGCCAGGGCTCGCCAGTCGAATATTCGTGGACGTCATGTCTTCACCTCGACGGACGACGCAAAGTTCGAGACGGAAGGCGTGAAGTAAAGGACGTTTGTCATGGCCACAGCACCAATGGTGGCGATCCGCGCTGTCCGGCACCTCTACGGGACTGTCATCCCCCGTGAGGAATTCCCGGAAGCCGCATCGACCACATTCAAGGCGGGGGCGCCAGTCGTGGCCGCCGCCGGCTTCATCAACGAGGCAGGCGCCGATCCTGCCCTCGTCTTGGGCATCGCGACGAAGGACGGAGGGAACAAGACTCCGGCCGGCGCCGCTGCCCAGGTCATCGAAGTGGCGTTGCCCGAGATCCTCTTCATGGGGAATCTCTCCAACGCCGCAGGGACAGCAGTCACCGCCGTCGCAGATCGCGTAGCAAAGTACGGGCTCGCGAAGGAAGCAGTCAGCGGCAAGTGGTACGTGGACAAGGGTGAAGTCACCACCCTTGGCGTGACCATCTGGAACTTCTGGCTCCAGGACAAGGATGTCATCGGCGACGTCCGTGGTCGCGTGATCTTCTCCTTCCGGTCCGCAGTTTGCCAGGCAAGCTCGTAGGAGACTGAACATGTTCAATCACCGTATCAAGAGCATGCTCAGCCTCGTCCCGGAGCAGATTCTGCAGTCTCCGGACGGGTACCTGCATGCGACGTCATCGGGTGGATTCGCGCAGCTCCTCGCGCCAGGGCTCTTCGACGTGATGTTCAACGAGATCGACGCCCAGCCGAACCAGTGGCTCGGCGTGATCAACACGGACGACAGCATGCGCGCGTATGAGGAGGACCTGAAGGTCGCTGGCCTCGGCTCCATGGTCAGCAAGCCCGAAGGGACTCCGACGACTTTCGACGACCCGATCCAGGGCGCGAAGGTCCGCTACACACATGCCTCGTACGGTCTCGGCTTCCGCATCACCCGAGAGATGTGGGACGACGACCTCTACGGGATCATGAAGCAGATGGCGCGGGAGCTCGGGCGAGCCGCATCGTACAAGATCGAAGTCGATGCGTGGAGCCCGTTCAACAACGCGTTCAATGCTGCATTCGCCGGGGAGGATGGGCTCGCCCTTTGCCACATCGCTCATCCGCGTCTCGATGGCGGAGCGACCGCCGCGAACCGCCCGACGACTGACGTCGACTTCTCGCTCACCGCTTTCCAGGCGGCGATCGACCACTTCAACAGCCTGCTCGACGATCGGGGTCGCCCCATCGTCCTGACGCCGGCTGTGCTGCTGATCGATCCCAG